TGAGACATACTTTCCGCATAACCCATGCTGTCCTGATGCCAGGCGAAGCAAGTCCGGGTTGATGGTTTAGGAACGCCGCCTTCATCACGATCACCCATTGTGATAATGTTGAAGCCCATGAATGAATTGATTTCACCGCGAACCAAAGCTTTTACTGTTGCGAAGTCAGCTGAAGTTACTTCAGTCTCACCAAGCAATGCGTCAAGCTGCGAAGAGTGCATTAACAAATGACGCCCTTCAGATGGTACGTTTTTATCATTCATCGCCTTAGCAGCCGCACGAAGCTTCTCGATGTTCATGTTAGTGCCAGATCCACCCACCGTTGTAGCAACGGTTGAAGGAGAAGATGCGGCATCAAGTGCATCAATGCAAAGCTGATCCATACGGCGAGCGATCGCTTTAGAAACAACTTGCACCAATTCACGGCGCTCATCGAAATTAACGTGCGATTGATGGAAAATATCGCTGTACTCAGCTGCGATATAATCTGACATCGTGGCAGTAACCTGGCTATAGGTTACGTTCAGCGGAGTTACGTCAGTTTGCGGTACGCGAACTGTTGCAACGCCTTTGCCAATTTTTGGGAATTTTACAGTATTCCCCTGCACACCGCTCCGGGTACGCATTGTTCCGCGAAGCAGTGCTTCGCCTTGATATGCCTGTTTAACCTCTTGATCGAAGAGTGTTACAAAGGCCGAAGTGATATTCTGCGCCATAGCAGAAGCCTCCTATTAGGTTTCTATTAAAACGCTTACCGTTGGCCGATGTAATTCGGGCGGTCGCTTGCGCGGTAATGGCCGCGCCCACCAATGGGTTCACCACATAAAGGGGCCGCGCAGCGGTTAGCCCTTAAACCACATATACACACAAGCGACTTTCATTGCAACAATATCTAGCTATTAGCTGCCATCCATTGTTTTTCGATCCTTGTGCGCCATGCTGCATCTGTTTGCCAGCGCGGATCTGCAATAGCCTGGGCGAGATCTTCCTGGCTCATTTCGGGCGTAGAGACAACCGGCGATGTCGGGATGCCTTCATTCGTATATCCCTGGATAAACTTGGTCATAGCATTGATAGCATCCGCACTATTCAAGCTATAAGCCAATGCTTCTCGCTCTGTGTTTGTAAGGGATGCCTTAGTAATGTGCCGCTCGAGATAGGATATCTTTTCTTGTCCACGCTCACCAAGTTTTTCCATTTCTTGGCGCTGGTCATATTCTACACTTTCAGCACCGTCTTGAGAAAATTCCAAAATCTGCCCGGCAAGTTCCTCAAAAGCTTGCTGAGATACACCGTACTTCTTAGACCATTCTTGATATACCTGGACAGTTGGATCTTCCGGGTTGAGGCCACGATCAACAAGATCCGTAATTTCGTAATCACCTTCTGGCGCTTTATGCTTTCCAGACTTAAAAGCTTTCTCAAGCTCGGCATAACTCTTTGCAAGTTTCTCAACATCAGGCCCATCTTCATCCCAAAATTTTTGCGGGTAGTAATCTGGCCGCTCAAGCGGCTCATCATCATAATCAGCCTGGTCGGCTGGATCTTCTTCACGAAGCTGAATGGGCGCTTCTTGCTCTTGGGATTGCTCTTCTGGCGCTTGGAAATTTACCAGGGGCGCATCCGTTTCCATTGTTTGCGTTTCTTCAGACATTGTTACTCCTTTGCACCCTACGCTCGATCAGACGAACCAACTCAGACATGCCTGTTCGCACAAACCCATGACTTGGCTCTTCTCCCGGATACCAGGATGGCTGCTCTATTGTTATCTGTCTCAGGTGATGTAACACCTTTTGACCTTCCTCAGATTTAAAGACCCTTCCATAAAGTATATCCAGGTCATCCGCCTTGGGCGGTTCCGCAAAAGCTGGGTTCATTCCTTCCCACCCCTCTGCCGAACTCATTGCAGCGCTCCCGCAACGGTTTCATCCGTTGGCATTGGTTGCTGTTGCTGCATCATTGCTTGCTGCATTTGCTGCATCATCATTTGCTGTTCTTCTGGTGTATTTAACACACGCTGATCGATACTCATTTTTTCCGCTATGAATGATAAGCTTTCTTGAACGTTAATAATAGCCTGGCCCATTGGCCCCATAGCATTGGCAATCTGCATAAACTGAATAAGCTGATTTACCTCTTCCATCTTTGGCGCTTCCGCCAGCGGAGAAACCGGGCTGATCTTAACTTGAACGCCGTTTACCTTGAGCGGCATATTGATTAAGCCCTGGCGATCTAGGACAAACAAGATCCTGGCAACAAGCGGGTTCATAATCTCTGTCATCAATCGACCGAAAGCAGATCCCAGGTTAGTGGCAAGTTCTCTTTGGCGCTGGGCTATCTCAGTAGCCGATCGTGCAGACATGGTATCAGGCGGTAGCGTATCATCCATTAAGATCTTTTTAATATTTACGCGCAGATCCTGCATAACAATTTGACTTGTGTTAAAATCCCCGGCTTTTGGCAAAGGAGATAAAGAAGCGCCTTGTGGGCCACCGTTCCGGGCAACCGGGATAATTGCGCCAGGCTGAATTTTAATGTTCTGCGGATTTAAAACACCATCATCAGCCGCCAGGTAAACCCCAGAGATCGATAGGCTGGCGTTCTTCAGCACTAGCTCGACTGTTTTATTGAGCGTTTTGATGTCAGCGATTGCGTCAACCAATGGGCCACGACCATATATTTCACCGGCAGTTTTGCTAAACCTGGCAACGATAAATGGCGAGGACTGCATTTCCCGGTAAACAAGTTCCTGTTTTTTGTGCGGCCAGATCACATGATAGTGATATCTTCCTGTTTCCTGGTCAAAAACAACTGCATCAAATAGATCGAGATCTTCAGTCGGACGCCTCTGAATTGCATCTTCTAGCTCTGGCGTCATTTGAACGTCAGGAAACTCTCGAGTAATTGTTTCTGCTCTTACGCGCAGCTTGCGATATACGTTATCAATCGTACCGTTTGCGCCTTCCTCGATCGCAACAAGATATTGCGGAATGGCTTGGAACCTAATCGATGTAACCTCATCACCAGGCATTACCATCATAACAGCTGTACCAACACAGAGATCCAGCAAAAACTCACCCATTGCCAGGTCAAAGCTAGTGTTACGCAGCTGATCGAACATAATATCAACGTAGGCGTCCAGGATTTGCTGGGCCCGTTCTTTATCTTGCTCTGGAACGGCTGAACCTGGCTCGAGGCGAACCCAGTGACGGTTGGGCGGGAACAGCCCGGATTGCAATCTATTAGCAAACCGCTTGGTTGAACTCATTGCGGTGCTATCGAAAACACGCTGCATCTTGCCTTTGCCGGGCGTCTTGCCTTCGTAATAACCGTTATAAAGATTGCGCTGTGGCAAAGCGAACTCATAACAATCTTCATATATTGTGCGCCATTCGTCTTTTCGAGCTTGGGCTTTGGCCTCTCGGGAGACTACTTCAGCGATTGACAACTTAGGCATTTTTATTCCTTTTGCTTATAGCCGCCGCTTTCTTTCTGGCGTCAGCGGTAGATGAAGCACCCCAGGCGCGAAGCGATAATAACTTGCGCGTTGGACGCCCTTTGCTATCACGATCCGGCCCAGGGTTCCCCGCCATTCGAGCGAGGAAGGACGCTCTGCGGGGGTTATCGCCAGATTTAACAGGGCGTTTTAAATTAGCTCCTGTCTTGCGCTTGAAGAAAGCGCGACCGGCAGCGTTCAGTCCACCTTTAGGATTTTGATGCGCTTTTTTTACCACGGGGTGCAACTTTCTTTTTAGGGGCTGCTTTCTTAGCCGGGGCTGGCTTGTCGGCTACTGGCGCGGGTGTTTCAACGGCAGCAAGCTTTCTATAAACGCGATCATCATTTTTTGTTTTGGTCATGCTAAATTCAAAAGCTTGGCGCGTTTTTTCTTCATTGCGGCCACTCTTTCGCCTTTCTCTTTCTCAAACTTTTTGCGCCGGGCTTGCGCTTCTGCACGATACCTTTTTTTCGCAGCTGCTTTTAGCTGCGCTCTAGTTGGCCCTGGCTTCCCTGCGGGGCGGCGATCGTCCTTACTGCTATGAGCCTTTTCGTGGGCGGCTTTGGTTTTAGCAGTTTTTTCTGGGTTAGGATCTTTGAAATCCTCACCCTTCAAGGTTGCAGACAGCCCCTTTGTAAAAACGCCAACATCATATTTAAATTGAGATATGGCAGCTTTAACCGGGGGCTTTTTCTTTGGCTTTGTTGAGGAAATCTTTGCCATTAACTAGCCTAACTTTTGCGGGGCTGATCCAGTTGTCGTTTGCGTTCCACCCCTTCTTTTGCGCAGCAACGCCAAGTATTCGGCTTCAGACATACCGGGTGGCTTTCCTCCAGCGCCTGGGCCTTCTTGCCTTAACGGAGAGAATAACAACCGCATTCCACCCCGGCGACGAGTTCTGCGGCGTTGTTGCGCCGCTTGCATCTCAGTCTTTTCCTGGGTTTCTGCCCGTTCCTCCTGGCGCTCTTGCGCCTCCTTGGCTTTTTCCTCTGCTGCCGTTGGTGGTGCAGGAGCCGGTGAACTTCTTCTTCCGAAAATAGCGCCCATTATTCAAACCTCGCCATAGAATAGTAGTCAGCCCCCTCTGGGCCAAACTTTCTTAATTTGCACTCTACCTCAAAGTTTAGGGCTTTAGCAAACCTTAATGCGGCTGTATGACCTTCTTTTACAAAGATTTGCATACGTCTGATATCGCTATGTGACATCACATCACCTAAAACGGCTCGAGCGCCTACTAAAATCGATCTTATATGATCTTCCATGCCCTCACCTGGCATAAACCAGGCTTCGACCAGGCCCGGCCAAACATATCTTACGCCGAACACGCAAACCACGCGGCCCCGTCCAATGCCTGACCATGACCATCCATCTTCAGAGTTTTCCCAAACGTAATCTAAATATTGGTCAATATGGCTGGCGTATTCTAATTCATGCTTCCCCAGCTTAATACTTAACAGGTGGCTCCATTGCAGTGGCACGATTTGCTCATCGGAGCGCATTTTAAAGGTTGGAAGCTGAATAAGGCCCATTAGAATACATTGAACTCCGTATCTGCCGAATAACTTTTTGCTGCGAAGGATTGACCATAGGATCCCCGGCGGAGCCTTCGTTGCTCGCCGCCTCCAAGCATGAGATACCCAAACGCATCCCCACAATGTGAGTGATCGTTCTTTACCGGGCTATCCTTAAATCTTTCTTGCCCAGCGCCCAGGGATTGACGCTTAAAGAAATACCCGCCGCTTAGAGATTTGCGCAATCGCAAACACTTTTTATCAACCATCAGCCCCGGCTTACCGTTTACCAGCCTGGACATAGGACTGGCGCCAGCCTCTCGGCGCACCTGGAAGGCATTGCTTTCTGTCGGCTGCGCCTTGAACCCAAGCGATCGAAGGTGATCGAAGGCTGTAACCTCATAGATCTCATCCCGCTTATTACCAGCTGGATCCCCCCAGATTAGGATTTCATGCTTAGAATATCGTTCTGCGATGCGGCCAATCATTTCCTGGCCAAATCTCTCGAGGCCCATGTCAAACGTCACAAGCTCATCAAACACCCGCCAGGATCCACCCTGCGTTCTCTGCCCAAAGATAGCAGCCGGGGTTAAACCAAAGTCCACACCGATCTGAACCGGGTAATATGGATCAACCTCAACATCACCACTCATCAACTCATCGTCATACTCGGGCCAAACAGGTCTGCCTTCCTGGACAAACGTGTACATTCCCTGCGCATAGCACCTAATCCAATCCGCGTTTTTCCCACCAAGCAGCTGCTGATAATAACCAGGCGGCAAATTATTGCTGTTCTCCGCAGCCTCATTAACCTTCCACCACTTACCACCAGAGAAAATAAACCCCTGGGCCTCGGGATTTTCCGGGATCTCACCAGGCTCCGCTTGTAAAACACCGCCAGGCTGGCGCATAAACGTCCAGGGAAACTTGCCGCCAATCGAGTTCTTCTCAGCAAGATCATGCCACCAGTGATCGTTATCGGGCGGGTTGGTATCCATCCAAATGCCGTACCAGGTCGGAGAACCATCCGCCTTAGTAGGATAACGGCCCACCCGGTGGGTCAGCCCATCAATCACCGCTTTAGGCAACTCACGCGCCTCGTTTACCCACGCCCCGGTCAACTCAAGAGATAACAACTTCCTCACATCCTGGGGCGAAGAAAGGGCCATGAAGATCACTTCACAATCAATTCCAGGTATATCTTCCCTGGTCGGGATTTTAATATGATGCGATATAGGCGGTTGCCAGCGCATCCCACCCCAAACATCCTCTGGAAACAACTCTTGCCAGGTCTTAATCGTTGTCGTTCTTAGCTCCGGGTAAGTGTTCCTAACAATCACAAACCGGGAATATCTAATCCCATCCCTCGGACTAGGGCTCTGCCTCACCGCCCGCAACATGATCTCAGCCGCGCAACCGTAAGACTTCCCAGAACCCACCGGCCCCATTAACCCACGAACAAAACTATCATCGTGCAAAAACTTCCAAACAGTAGGGCTGTTCTCAAAATTTAAATCAAGACTTGGTATCTCCATCAGAAACCTCCGCCTCTATTACCGGCCCCTTCATGTTAATCCCAACAATAGAAGGCTTATCACTTTCCTTCTCAGCACTCTCCAAGAAACCCGCCGCCTTAGCTAAGATCCGCAAAACCGAAACCTTATCGTGCATCTCAATCGCAATCCGACCATCAGGCATAGGCGTGATCTTCTTAATCGCCCGTAAAGCGTAATCAGGAATATCCTTCTCCGCCTTCAACGTACCATCTAAATTCATAATCTCTGTGATCGAGGTAGTGCCCAGAGCTATTAACTCCTGGGCAACCGCCTCCTTGTGCTGCTCCAATGTCTCGCTAGTGCGTATCCGCCGCTGTGCTAAACGAACACCACCAAAACGACCTATCGGAGTTTGACGGGTTCTAGCCATTAAAAGGGTATCTCATCATCTGGCCCCTGGTTAAAGCTATTCCGCGATAACTCTTGAGAACCACCAGAGCTACCGCCCTTCTTACCATCGTCCTCAAACAAACTTAACCAAACCTCACCATCAGAATTGGGCAATGGCAAACTCTCCAGCTTAACACTGATCCCCTTGCTGCTACTGAAGGCAACACCATGACGCTGCCAATACGTCTTGTCGGGCTGATCCTTGCGCTTACGACCCTGGACAACACTATACATCTTTTTCATATCTCAATCCTTCCTATTTGAGTAACAAAGGTATCGCATACCGTTGCGAAAAAAACCAGAAAATATTTATGTGGGGGTATGCACACACACGCGCGGGGGGTGGGGGGCAGGGGGTCGATCGTGCTGCGATCGATCCAGGCAGCAAAACGCGCGAAACTGCAATCTAAAACGTTTACGGCGCATAATACATATTATGTAAAGTTTATTATTGAGCGTTATCAAAGCCTTAACCCTTTTGCTACACCTATGATTGTATTGTCCACCCGTTTATTGGCTGATTTGCCCAGGCTTTTGCTCACCGGGATCTGAAAGTAGCCGATGCCCCTGGCCATATCGCGGTGCTTCGAGCGGCAATACTCTGCGTGTTGCTTCAGTATCTGGCCCCAGTCCTCCTGCTTCAGACCGTCTTGTATCCATTTCTTCATCGTATCAATGTCTCGATCATTGAGAACTCTCGGAGTTCCGTAAGCTTCTGCAACTCTCAAAAACATTACACAATTCTTTCTAGCTTCTTCTATTATATTACTATTACTATCTGTTATATGGTCTGGTATGTGTAACCTCTGGGCGTTACATGTGGTGTAACCTCCAGGTGTTACATGTTCGTCCTTAGATGTGTAACCTCCAGGTGTTACACCTTTCTGATCCTGGTCAGTGTTATTTTCAGTCTTAGAGGTTGTAAGTTCTAGTTCTCTTTCCCGTTCTGCGAGTGAGATTTGTTCAGCTGCGTTTAGGTTTGCTCTGGCCTCATCTTCATCTGTGATGTCATCGTAGATTACTTTCCAGGTGCGTGTGGTTTGTCCTTTGTACTGAGGTCTACCGTATGTGATGTATCCCATGTCTTTGAGGCGTTTCAGTTGTCTGTTGATGGCTGGTCTTGATACGCCGAGATCTTTGGCGAGCCTGGCATTGCTAACGAATGTTCTGCCTATTTCATCGCAGTAAGAGCAGAGCAGCGCCAGGACTGTGAACGCGCTGGTTCCGTGTAGCTCTTTATCCATCACTGCCTTGAAGGGAATGATGCT